CAGTAAATAACTCGTGGCGTTTATCTGTCTTTGCAGCTTCATCATCTCTTGCTGAGATTTTTCTACTAAACTCTGAACGCCAAACCCTACAGTTTCCGTCGACCCTGTAAAAAGGTTTTTTATACTTACTCCAGTTATACCTTTGCATTTCATTGTGAGCAACTACGTTAACCCATCCAATTATAAATGCTCCAGTATCACATTCTTTTTTGTCAATTGTACACTCTTCGTAAATAGTATACATATGATCATCGGGTAAATCGTAAAATGTTCCTGAAACATTATTGTTTACAATTACACCTACTTGATCAGCTGAAACCGTAAGGTTATCACCATCCTTAACTAATGCTGATAACCCTTGGTTCCTTATTTCTGTTTCCTCGAAGCCTTTCTGCTTTCGATTATTCATTTCATCAAAAAACTTTTTAACATACAAATCTTGCGCTTCTGTTAGTACAGATGTAAGATCGAAATCTTCATATCCAGGAGAACCAAAACTATCAGCTCTGTCTAACTTCTCCTCTAACATATCGGCCATTTGATTTGCAGTCATTATTTACGTTTTTTTAAATCTACTTTAGCTTTTACTCTCATCTTAACTTCTTGATTGTCAGGATTGTTTAAGAACATTATTGTGTCTGTTAAATCTCCTAACTCTGATCCGTTATCTAGAGTATATCGCTTGTTTCCTTTTCTAATTATAGCTCCTGCTTCAGTTGCTTCTTGTACAAAGATACGATCTTTATACTGCGGATGATTAACTACTTCTAAGAAATATTTAGGGTCTTTTTCAACCACATTTAATACTTCACTTTTTAGCCAATCTGTTGATGCAGTTGCTGGAATTGTACGGCCTAATGATTTAATAAATCCTGTAATAGAAGCTTTGCTGTTTGTAATTTCAGCAAACTTAACAAAGGCATCTGCTTTAACAGTTGCTTCTGCAAGCTTCTTAACAGTTACTTTATCTTCATCTACAACCATAAATTCATATGTTGCTTTTAAAATTCTTTCATCATAAGATGGTGATATTAACATCTTATTAGAAAGTAAAATTAAATACTTTAACATATCTAAAGATCTATTTAAATTAAGAGTAGCGCCTTCTTTTGTAAGAATAACTCTACCTCTTCTATCTGATCTCCAGAAGTTGTCATCTGTTTTTAGGGTAGTATTTAAATTTGCCCCTAACTCTGTTTCAAAGAACTCTTTTTGTGTCATCCCGTTTGGATAACTTTCTCTATACTTTTCAATCTTCACTCTGTGTTGATCGTCAAGAATTACTTTAACTCCGCCACCCCTTGTTTGGCTATTTAAAGGTACTTGGTAACTACGTTTAACTTTATTATATAAAAAAGGATCTCTTTGTTTATCTTGTCCTTTTACTAATAAGTTACTCCATTTTCCTGAAGACTCTACTGGTTTAATTGAAACCACTCTGTCTTGCAGAAAAGTACCATACACTACCTTTTCTTTTTCTGCTGTTTTTGCCATTTTATTTTTTATTTGCTGTCTTTAAATTCTCTTTATAAAAGTCCCCCAAGGCTATCAACTCTGAGGGACTTATTATGTTAACTAGAAACTGTTACCGTTCTACTAGTAATCTTAGGTCAACTACTTTCGTAGGATCTTCGATCATCATTCCTCCCCATTTTTGGAAGTGAACTTCATAACCGTCTACTCGTGAAGCAACCATTTTAGGACTACCTTTACCTCCTGCTGAGAAAGGATCTCTCATACCTGGGATATATGCCCAATTGTAATCTGGAACTCCTTTTGGCTTAACTCGGTAGATACCTGCAGTATCACCATAGTCAAGAGCAAGAATTCTGTGAGATTCTACGATACCTTTTCCATCTGGGTGACGTTGTGGGAAGTATACATCATCATCGAAGAAATCAAGGATTTCAACCATAATAGTAACTCCGTTATACCACTCATAGATATTGTATTGTGGTTGTTGCGTAGCTTTAGTGTTCTTACCGCCTAAGTTACCTGGCTTAGAGTTTGAATCAATAAAACGATCCTGAATAACAGTTACGTTTAGTTGACCTCTCTTTTCTTGAATCTGCTTAGAGATTTCAATTGCACCAAATTCACCTGTAAGTAAGTGGATAGTTCTTTTACCTCTTTCAAGTTTACCAACACCCATATCAAGAAGTAATTCAAGATGCCAATCAAGGTCATAAGTGTTATAGTAATGTACGTTAGAAGGAGCGATTTGATCAAAGAAACCTGCACCTGACTCAACTGCATATTTAGTCTTGTCATCTTTGTTTAGGTACTTGTGATCAGATGTCCAGTTCTTCTTACCATACATCAACATACGAGCAAACATCTCTTCACATTGGTGATGAGCAACCATATCTTGATAGTTAATCCAGATTGATTCTGTTTGTCCTTTGTAGTTAAATCCAAACTCAAGTGGTTCGTTTTTACCTTTGTTGATTGTGTTACCAGCTACTTCATATTCCATTCTTAAAGTAGATGGACGGTTTTCCATTCTCCAAGGAGATGTGAAGTAAGGCTTAGAACCTTGGTAAGAAAGAGTTGAAGGAGAAAGTGAGTAAAACTTAGACCAACGTGTACCAATTGCTAATTCCTCAGAAGGAATAGATTTAGTAGAGCTATCTGTTACTAATTCAACTTCAAACTTGAAACGTGAACCTGCGTCCATCGCTTTTTTAACTAATAGATGATAATCATCAACTTCTCCACGAAGAACGTTAGTTTCTTCAAATAGAGCTTCGTCAAAGATTAAGTAGAAACGCTCACCGTTAGAACCTACGTTTGCTGGGAAAGTCCCTGCAGAAATAGAAGATCCATCGATAGTTTCTGCATCAACTAGTGGAAGATTTTTGTCGTGTTGCCCTTGCAACATCCAATTGTAAAATCCGTTTTCTTGTTCCACTTCTTTTACTGGGAAACGATCTACGAATTCACGAAGTTTACCTTGTAGATTAGTTTTGTAAATCTCACGAATTACATTGCTAATCAATTGAGGCTTTTGTTGGTACAAAGCGTGGAAATGGTTGTCAGTGACTAAACCATTGTAATCCTTCGCTTCATACTTTTGTAATGGAAGTAATTGTGCCATTTTTTGATTTGTATTATTTGTTTAACGAATATATTTATTTACTTTTTCATTGACCTTTCTAACATATCTAATATGTTTCCAGTCTTTTCAGAAGTTTCTACAGAAGTATTTCTACCTACGCTTCTATCTTCTGATGCAATGATTTTATCTAAATCATTGATTGCTTTTGTTTTTGCTACTTGTTTTAATTTAGCTACATCAGGTTTAAATTTACCTTCTTTATCTAAATTAAATAGTCCTAGAGTATCGTAATAGTTTATAAGCATTTCGAACTCTGCAGGATTTCTAGTTTGTTTATACATTAAGCTATTATATTCTTTTCCTGTTTTTTTATCTGTATAAACAGGATTTAAAATGTTTTGCTTAATCTTATCTTTACTAATCTTATTAAGACTTATGCCTTCTACAAAAGAATCTCTAGAATCAATATTTTTAATTAGTGATTCAAATGCTTTACTTTGCTGATCTATTTGCTGCTTAGTTCTAGCTGCTTTATATTCTTTAGCTTGAGTAACTACAGCATTTGCTTGTCCTTTTAATTCAGGAACTGCTTTAAGAGCTTTATCTGCAAGATTACCTACTTTTATAGCATCTTCTAAAGATTCTATTGCCTGTTCTTCAGAAAAATTCTTAGACATTAGTAAATCATAATAAATTTCTTTTTGAAGATTTTCATCTGATTTAATATTTTCTTCAGATACACTGTCAAAGAATTCTAATCGTTGAGCCATTACAATAGCCTGATCAGTTTCATCAAATGCATCTTCAATTTCTAAAAATCTTTTTTTAGCAGCGGGCATATTATCTTTCCACTTTTGTTCAGCATGTTTAAAATTAGTCTGAACCGTTTTATTCATTAGTTCTTTAATAGTATCTAATGACCCTTCTAATTCGCCTAACTTATCAGCTTCTACAGCAGTAATAATATCTGA